AGCTGCGGGATACGTGATAGGTATGTGTTGGATTCGATGCTTGTTAGCAAAAGCAACAAGTTCGCGGGCATATCTATCATATATCTCGGAGCCGTGAGGGACTAAATCAAGTCCCACGGCCACATATTGTTCGTAGCGTCCTGCTATTGAGCGATCGGTGGTCCATTCCAAAGCTGAGGAAAGAGAACTAGTTTTCAGCTTTGGGATCTTAAAGGTCGGGTGCTCGGGACAGGGAACGAAATGGCGTGAACAAAACGTTGCCTCGTCAATGGAGACATAAGCGGCCATCTCGCCGGTCTTTTGTGAGGGCGTCAAGTCTACGTTGAAGTGGGACTTCAGATGTTTCTGGATAGTAATCCCGTTGAACTGGTCAGCAAAGCGAGGATTTATAGTTGCCAGGACATCATCACCACAAATTTTCTTTACGAAGCACGTGAAATACTCAAAGAGAGAGGTCTGGGTAAGATGTAGCCATGCATGGGCTAACATTATGTCGAAGGTCATATCGTCTAGAAGGTCCGTACCCCAGATTCCACTGGGAATGCCGCCTTGTTTCTCTACAACGACATTCTCAAAGAGAGTAGGCATAAAGGCGACTTCTTGGAGGAGGGTTCTGATCCTCACGCGAAGGTCTGTGTCATGTCTGGGCAGTCCATAAAAAGCAGCTAAGATCTCTTCTGTTGCTAAAATGGTTTCTGCGCTTACGCTGTTATCGTACGACTTAGCGTCTAAAGGGATGAATTTTCCACTATTGCGGAAAAGATGGAGGTAAATCACATCCCAATCCCTTATTGGATCGGCGTTGAAAACGTAAGGACTTTGTTCGAAATCTGACGCAAAAGCGTGATGGAGAGGGGCAAATATTCTCTTGAGATTCAAAATGGTCGGCAGAGGCACATTGTAATAGATGCGCTTCCGATATTCTTTTCCAATAGCTAACGTTTCTGATTTGTAGTTCGCGTCACACGGGAGGCTTAGTCGCTTGCCTTGGGCTGCCATTGTCCATTGGTCTTTAGTCCATTGTTCTATCTTC